CCCCAGCAGAACGGTTGCAACGAAGATTCATCATCTGCCCCCGCTGCGGCGAAAGAATTTGGCTGTGAGGTGGGCAGATGAGCATACGTAGAAAAGAAGGAAGCATGGATGTGGTGCAGGCCGCGCGGCTGCGCATCCGCAACGTGTTCTCCAACGGCGTCCCGGTCTACATGAGCTTTTCAGCCGGCAAGGACAGCCTGTGCATGAGCCACCTGGTCTATGACCAGATCATGCAGGGGCGCATTGATGCCAGCTTGCTGACGGTCGTATTCATCGACGAGGAAGCGCTCTACCCCAGCATGGAGGCTATGACCCTGCGCTGGCGGAAACGTTTCCTCAGCGTGGGGGCGCAGTTCCGCTGGTATTGCCTGCCGCTTAAACAGATCTCTGTCCTGCGCCAGCTCCAGAACTCGGAGAGCTGGATCACCTGGGAGCCGGGCAAAGAGGATTGCTGGGTGCGGACCCCTCCGCCCTGGGCGATACGCTCCTGCCCTTATCTGGAATATGTCGGCCAGATGACCTATCAGGACTTCCTGACCAAAATCACCCGCGACGGTATCCAGATGACCGGCGTGCGGGCCAGCGAGTCGGTCCAGCGGCTGCAATACATCGCCCGGATGGAGACAAAAGAACACGGTCTGAGCAAGCGAAACATCATCGCTCCCATCTATGACTGGAAGGACAATGATATCTGGCTCTACATCAAGGAGCACGACCTGGATTTCCCGGAAGCCTACATGGATCTGTACCGGGTCGGGACGCCAAAGCCGCGTCTGCGGCTGAGCAACTATTTCGCGTCGGAATCCATCGCCGGGCTGCGGCAGGTGGCCGAGGTTGACCCCACCCTCTGGGAGCGGATCGAGCGCCGGGAGCCGAACGCCTACCTGACCTTACTGTATTGGGACAGCGAGATGTTCCACCGCTCTACCCGCAAGCGCAGACAGATGGAAGGTGAAGTCCAGAAGGATTACAAGGCCATCCTGACCGAAATGCTGCTGAAGCACCCGGAAAAGTATTTCACCAACCCCGGCACCTATCGGGTGGCGATGCAGTACCGGCGCTTCTTCATCAAGTCGGCCAATATGATGACCCCCAAGAGTATGCGCACCATGCACGATGCCCTGGTGGCAGGTGACCCCAAGCTGCGCAGTCTGCGGGCCTTGTTCACCACCGTCTATACCGACTACGCCAACTATAACCGCGCAGATATTGTCCGGCGAAAGGAGGCGGATGAGGCATGAGCGAGATGGATCTGTTCGCCCCGCTGGCCTCCCTCCGATGGGTGGAGCGCGACAGGCTGCGGGCAAACGATTACAACCCCAACAAGGTCAGTGAGGATAACCTGAAGCTGCTGACCCAATCCATCCTGACCAACGGATGGACGCTGCCCATCGTGGTCCGCCCTGATTACACCATCATCGACGGCTATCATCGCTAGACAGTGGCCAGCCGGGAACCGTTGCTCACCAGGCTGGGCGGCAAGGTGCCTGTGGTCATCGTGGACCATCACGGGGATGGCAGCGCCGATGTGTATGGCACCATCACCCACAACCGCGCCCGCGGCACCCATCTGCTGGAACCCATGAAGGCCATTGTCAAACGGCTGATCGATGAGGGCAAGAGCATCCAGGAGATCGGCAAACAGCTTGGCATGAAGCCGGAGGAAGTTTTCCGCCTGAGCGACTTCACGCGGGAGGACTTCCTGGAGATGATGACCAAAGGCGTGACTGGATATAGCCGGGCCGCCGTGTATCGCAAGGTATGAGACAGCCGCCAGTGGCTATAGACCAAGGATGGCCGCGCCGTTTTGGGGCGGAAAAGGTACTGTGACAGACCCCCGGGTAGGGATGCGGGTTCGACGACCCCGAATCGCAGCTAGTTACCGGTTGAAAAATCCCTGATTTCAGTTCTCTTTTGGGAGGTGGTCCGATGGCTGAACAGAGAAAAGAAAAAATCACTGACCAGACCACCGTGACCATCGCGGAACTGGCCGTGATTTTGGGCCTGACTTCCCGCAGAATCCGTCAGCTTGCAGAGGAAGGTGTGCTCCATACAGTGGCGAAAAACGCCTATCCGCTGGCAGAATCGGTGCAGGCTTACCTGCGGTTTTTATCCGCACGGATGCCCGAGGACGACGAGGTGAAATATGAAAAAGCTAAGAGGGCCGCCGAGTTGCAATTCCGCGCAGGGCGGGCCAAGAAAATGAAGCTCGAAGTGCAGGAGCTGGAAGGCAAGATGCACCGCAGTGAGGACGTAAAGGCTATGACAGATGACCTTATCTATGCAGTGCGCAGTGCCCTCAACGCCATGCCCGGCCGTCTGGCGGTGGATGTGGCAGCCCTGACCACGCCGGCAGAGACGAGCGACCGGATACGCCGGGAAGTACACCTTGTGATGCAGGAGCTGGCCGGGTATGAGTATGACCCGGAAAAGTATGCAGAGCGCGTCCGGCAGCGCCAGGACTGGGAAGGCAGTGCTGACCCGCCCGATGACGAGTAAGACTGCCGCCGCCCGGCTCAACCGCGCCATCCGCGATTCCGTCGCCGCCATGGCCCCGCCGGATGACCTGACGGTGACGGAATGGGCCGAGAAGTACCGCCGCCTGTCCCGGGAGGCCAGCGCCGAGCCGGGCCCCTGGCGGACAGAGCGCACCCCCTACCTGCGGGAGCCGATGGACGCCTTTACCGACCCGCGGGTGCGCCGCATCGTGATGGTGGCGGCGTCCCAGGTCGGCAAGTCGGAGCTGCTGAACAACGTCATCGGCTACATCATCGACCAGGACCCCGGCAGCATCCTGTTCATTCACCCGACAACCATCGACGCCAAGGAGTATTCCAAGCTCCGTATCGCGCCGATGGTGCGGGACTGCCCGACCCTGAGCAAAAAGGTGGCGGACCCCAAGAGCCGCGACAGCGGTAACACCATCCTGCAAAAGAGCTATCCCGGCGGCATCCTCACCATGTGCGGTTCCACCGAAGCTCACGCGTTGGCGTCCAAGCCCATTCGGTATGTGCTGGGCGACGAGCGGGACCGTTGGGCAACGAGCGCCGGCACAGAGGGCGATCCCTGGGCGCTGGCAATGGCCCGGCAGACCACCTTCTATAACGCGAAAGCTCTGGAAGTGAGCACGCCAACCATCAAGGGCGCCAGCGCCATCGAGGCGTCCTATGCCGAGGGAACGATGGAGCGCTGGAAGAGCCAGTGCCCTCACTGCGGCGGGTATCATGAGATCCGTTTTCAGGATATCCGCTACGAGTACGAGGAACAGATCATTGCCGGGAAGAAAACCTACCAGGTCAACAGCATCTCCTACATCTGCCCGGAATGCGGGTGCATCTCGACCGAATACGAAATGAAGCGCCAGCCCGCCCGATGGGAAGCCGAGAATCCGGCCGCCTACGCCAGCGGCTGCCGCAGCTTCTGGCTGAACGCCTTTGTGTCCAGCTGGGCGACCTGGGAGAGCATCATCCGCAAGTATCTGGCCGCCATCGGCAGCACCCGGAAGATGCAGGTGGTCTACAACACCTGCTTCGGCGAGCTGTGGGAAGACCGCGGTGACATCGAGGACGAGGATACCCTGATGGCCCGTCGGGAGGATTACGGCACGCGCCCGGACGGCTCCCCGGTGGAACTGCCCGACGGCGTGCTGGTGCTCACTGCCGGCGTCGATACCCAGGACGACCGCATGGAATATGAGGTCGTTGGCCATGGGCATTTCGGGGAGACCTGGGGCATCGAAAAGGGCCTCGTCATGGGCCGCCCGGATGACCCGGAGACCTGGGCCAAGCTGGACGAGATGGTCTTTGACCGGACATTCCGCTTTGCAAACAACATTGGCCTGCGGGTGTCCATGTCATTTGTGGACGAAGGCGGCCATTTCACCCAGGATGTACGGATGCAGTGCCGCGCCCGGCTGGGCAAAAAGGCGTTCTGCATCAAGGGCTTCGACGGCGAGGACAGGCCCTATACAGCTCCACCCAAAAAACAGAAGATCATTGTGGGTAAGGTCCAGGTCGGCACCTGCTGGCAGTACCAGCTGGGCGTTGATTCTGGCAAGGAGATCATCATGGACAACCTCAAAGTGCAGACCCCCGGCCCCAAATACTGCCACTTTCCCCGGCGGGACGATTACGGCAGCGCCTATTTCAAGGGCCTGCTCTCCGAGACAAAAGTCTACGATCCCAACAAGCGTCACCCATGGGCGTGGAAGAAGATACCAGGCCACGAGCGAAACGAGCCTCTTGACTGCCGGAACTATGCATTGGCAGCGTTTAAGGTTCTCCCGGTCAACCTGGACGCCATCGACCGCAGCCTGAAACTTGCCGGCGGAAAAGCCGTCTCGCAGCCTGTTGCAACCCCTGCGGCGCCTGCGCCCCGGACGGTAACAAAGAGGCGGCGGGGGGCGAACAGATTCTATGACGATTGGTGATGAGTATGGACAAAGTTGAACTGAGAGCGCGACTGGAGTTTCGCCAGAAAGCGCTCTCCAAACTGCGCAAGGCGTATCTGGCCCTGCTGGACGGAGGGGTCAAGAGCTACACCA